GAGGTTTTGCAGTTCGTTGGCCAGGGCCTGCACCCGCTCCGATCCATCCGCCAGCCCGTTCATGGTGGCGATTGCGTCAAGGCGCTTGGCCGCCATTTCTGCCTCGCCGAATGCTTGCACTGAATCGGCAATGGCCTTCCCTACGGCTACGAAAGCGGCTATCAATCCGGCGGATACAAGAGCGCCCTTGAGCGCTCCGAATTGGCTTGATAACCCGGCGGCTTTTCCGTCTGCGTCTTTTGAGGCTTTGCCTACGCCGTCAATGGATTTCGTGGCGTCGTTTATTCCCTTGTCGAGTCCGGCGGTATCCGCAACTATCTTGACAACAAGCTCGCTAATTGTGGCCATGGTGTCCCCTAGAAGGCGTCCGGGTGAACTTCAAAGTATTCCTCATCCTCTTCATCCTTTCCCGGTAGCGTGCCGCCGTTGTTCAAGAAGGCCGCAAGTTGCGCCTGGTACTCATGTACTCCGCGCCATTCGTCAATCATCGCCATAAGGCACTTTGGTGCCATGTCCCAAAACTCTTCATCGTTCAGGCGTAGGTACGAGCGGGCCACGGTGTACAGGTACTCCCATGGCCAGTCCTCGGCTACGCCTTCTGAGGGTCGGCTTTTTTCTTTTTCTGGCCGGTACCCATGGCGTTTGTAAATGCTTCAATCAATTCCGGCATGATCTCTATGATTTCGGCTATGTCAAGGTTATCCTCGATATATTCCGGGGTGATTTCCTTGTCACTATACTGCATTGAGGCGCACACGAGGTCTGCAAGCGCGTGGAGGTCGCCCGCGCTCATAGTGCCGCCTGACATTGAGCTGAATACGGCCATGACGTTGTTCACGTTGCCGTGCCGGTCTGCAAGCCATGCAAGGCTCGCCATGGTGAACCGGAGCGCGTATTCCTTCCCGCATATTTTTACCTTGACGCCCTTCGGCTTCATTATCGTGCTTGCTGCCATAGGATCCCCCTTGGATCATGGTTTCTAAAAATGCCGGGGTATAGCCTCCCCGGCTAGGCTTCCAAAGGGGTCTGTTTAAGCGGGCGTTACGAGGCGGCTGGTTGCCGTCACAGATACGCCGTTTACGTCCTTGACGTCGCTGGTCACGGTAACCAGGTGCGATACGCCCGTGAGGTTCGCGTTGGTCAGTACGAGGGTAGGCGCGGCGCTGGCTACGCTGGCCGTTATCGTGGTTGTACCGGCAATCAAGAGGCCGGTAGAAACGATTGAGATGGTGATATCCTTGACATTCGGCACGGCCATGCTGAAAGTCTCGCCGCCCTTGGCAAAGGGTATGGTAATGGTCTTGGCGCCAAGCGCTCCGACAAACGGGGTGCCCACGGTGACGGCGGTCAAGCTCGCGGACGGGAGTACGACGGTGGAGAAGAATCCCGTCAAGGTCGCGGGCACGGCGTTGCTGTCATCGGTGCGCATCCTGAGCCGGTAATTGCCCGAGCTGGTCAGCTGGCAAACAAGCCCTTCAAGCATGGGCGTCTGGAACTCGATGCTCGCGCCTTTGGTCTTGGCGTCGAACTTCGGTTTCTGAAGCTTGCACTTGTACATCCAGATATAATCATAGACGAGGCTGGTTGAATCCTTGCCGCTCCTGAGCATCTTCGCACCGATGGCAATGTAGGGGCTTTGGTCGAGGCTGTTGTCAACGATCTGCCCGAGCGCGTAGGCGTGGCCGAGTATGCGCGCCATGTCCGCTGGCAAGATGTCGGCATTGCCGAGCGTGATTTTCATTTCACCCGTAGTCTCGGCTGCGAACGCGAGCCCGTCATCCGCAAAGAGGGAAGCGGACGAGCTGCCTGGGTCGAACGACAGGTCGAGCGAATTGGCGAGCGGGTAAACCGTCCCGTAGGTTGCGGTGCCGCCGACAATATCTGAGGCTTCGTCGAGGACTGCGTATACCACGTCCTTTAAGCCTATTCTGGGTCTCTGTGCTAGTGCCATGGTATGGCCTCCTTATAATGCGTCGAGGTCGTCGGCGGTGAATGTCCGGCGGTACCTTAAAACCTTGTGAAATATCTTCGCGTCCGGGTCTGGAACGTCGGCTGCAAAGTCTCGCGTATAGAGCACGGCAGCGAGCGCGGCGTCAACGAGCTTGGCAAGTGCTGAAGTTGACACGTTGGCCCAAATATCGATGGTGATGGTGGACTCTTCAGCGGCTGGCGTGTCATCGTACCAGTCTGTAGTTCGATTGTTCGATTCCAAGTATGTGATTATCGGGAGCGCGTTGAAGGCGTTGGGATATGCGTATTGTATTTTGGTATTCGATCCAAGCGCGGCCACGAGAGGCGCGTCGTTTTTGAGGATCCCGTATACGTACGCTTTTGTGTCAAGCATTTTCTGCCGCCTTCACTGCGTCCGCTATTTTCTGGTTTATGTCATGCTGGTTCATTCCGAGCGCGTAGGATAGGAACGGGTGAGGCATGGTTACTGAAGTTCCGTGTTCAACGTCGCTGGCGTACTCTACGTTCGTTCCAACTTCCGCGAACATCTCGTCATCTGTCTCGCCTGTCCTATGCGTGATGCTTGCGCGTAGTCGGCCCGTGTCAACGCGCGGGGGTTCATTGTATACCGATGGCTCGCCCCGGCCCTTGAAAGATAGTTTCGCGTCTCGTTCTACAATCAGCGCCGATTCATTTATTGCCTTGCCGACAAGCCCGCCGAGTTTCTTGGAGTACGCGCGGAAGGCGTCAATCGCCGCTTTCGATTCGACTGTGATTCCTGGCGGCATATTATATCCCCTGCACCGGCACGAGTAGCGCCTTGTCATGGATTGCCCATTGGTTGATATTGCGGATCTCATACGTGACGCCCGCGAACACTACGCGCATAAGCGTAACTATAGTTACATCGTGGGGGTAAAACATGGCGCGGGAATTGGCCGCAAGATCCACGATGCCCCATGCGCGCATCTCTTCCGGGGTCGCGCTTATCGGCTGGATATCGCAACGGTGGCCGCTCTTGAAGGTGGTAAAGGCATAGGTCTGTTCGCCTTCAGTGCCTGTGGTTGCGGTGCGTGACTGAATCGTGCAGGCGTGTCGTAGCATCATGCTGGTTCGTGCCTCACGTAAGGGGCGAGCATCGAGGCGGTGATATCATCGAATCCGCCGTTGCCCGCCTTGAAGTAAAGTGGGTCAAGCCAGGTGTAGGACAAGCCGCCCTCGCTCAGTGCCTTTAGCCCGTCGGCGCTCTGAATTGCCATGCGGTACCGGGTCAGTACGGCGCGGTTACAAGCGTACTGAAGCGCCAGTGGAAGCGCCGTTGACGCTCCGGCTACATAGAGCGGATCGGCTGGCAGGTACCATCCGGCAATATAGGTTGTCTTGATATCGCGCGCGCCTGCGTAAGCATCGGGGAACGTGCCGCGAGAATAGTACGTGCCTACCCACCCTTGAGGGCGGTAAAGCCGCCCGGCCTTGGCGTCAGCCGGGCTTAGGAAGTAATCGGTATTCAAGACTTGCGCGGCCCCGGTCAAGGTGATTGAGGTCACGCTTATGATCGGATACTCGCGCAGGTAGAGGTACTGGTGATTGTTGACGGCGTATGTGTCATCGGTGTAAGTCGTGCGCTTTACATCGCGCTTGAGGTGCAGGCAGATTGCCGCCGAGGCTGAGGTTATCAGCGCGTCAAGCACGGCGTCCTGAGAGGTATCTGATACTGCAATCCCCGCTTCGATCTTGACAGCGGCGAGCGTGGTTAAGCCGTCAACAATGGCCATTTACTTATCGACCATACACAGTGCCGGAATTGGCGGGCTGTACGCTCTTGTCACCGAGTACGATTACCGCGCTGATGATGTTGCCCGGTGTGGTTCCAGCGGTATAGGTTGCGTCCCATGTGCTGTAGATGTACCGCTTGGCGTTGCTCAGGTCGATATCGTACTCGACGACTCCGGCGGCGGAGATGTCAAGCGCCGTCTCAAGAGCGACGAGCGAGACCGGCGTGGGGCTGGAGGTGCTGGACGCGCTGTTTGAAAAGACTTCCAGCGCGGCCACGGCGGCGGAGGGCGAACCGGTGGCGGCGGCGAAGTTGACAATCAGCTTTGCCGACTGATAGCCGAGACGGTCGATTATGGTTGAATTGACTGCCGCGCCGGTATTGGCAACGGGAGCGGTGAGTACGAGCGCATGAGTGCGCTGGGGGAACTTGTTCGTGATTGACATTGTGCTACTCTCCTTTTGATAGGCCGGGTCATTGTATGCCCCCGGCCCGTAGCTACTTTAGATTACGATACCGAGTAGGTACCCTTGACGAAAGCCTTGGGCTGCATGACGTTGAAATCGTGCTCGCCGAGTACGCGAATCAGCGCGCTGTCACGCTGGAACGTGGAATAGGTCGTTCCACCGGATACGAAGGTTGCGTCCTGGGACATGCGAAGCTCCATGTCAAGGCCGACGCCCCACATGAAGTAATCGAAGTCTCCAAGCCACAGGTCAGCGTAGTCCGTGGTGGTATCGGTGTAGCTGATCGAGGTGGATACGAAGTACTTGTACCCGCAGAGGGTGCCGCGCTGGGTCATCTCGTCCATGAAGATCCAAGCGCCGGTCGTGGTCTTGAGGTTCATGAGCCACGATTCCATAGCGGGAGACATAGCCCATGCTACGTTCGTCATTTCGATGTTGGCGGCCTTCAAAAGGGTCAGCATGTCGCGGGGCGCGGTCTGGGTCAGCGCGGTGGAAGAACTGCCGATGGTCTGAACGCCGAGGTTTGACAGGCCCGCCGGGGTGTACTGGGTGCCAGCGCCATAGAAGGCGGCGGTATCCAGGGCAATGCGGAACTGGCGCTGGAGGTCTTTGGCTACCCATGAATCGATGCTCACGGAATTGTAGCGGAGGAGGCTGTTGGATATTTCGCTGATCGCGTACAGCTTCTTGGCCGCAAGCGA